CCCAGTGTTATTGTTGACTGCAGAATAGTTGCTTGTGTACTTACTTTCAGTGAGTATGTCTCTTCCTTTCTATATCCCCCGTGCTGAGATTGCTCTGCCACTGATGTTTGCAGCAACTGCTGCTGAAGCTGGTCGGTTGTTGGTTAATGGTGGTAAGGTGTTGGCTAAGTGGCTGTTTGCCGCTGATCCGATGGAACTTAAAACTAAGGTGGTGTTGGAGGAGTTTGATGAATGTGATACCGGCGTTGAGGCTGGTACGGCAATGTTGGTTGCAACCTCAAGGATGGCCAAAAGAGTCAGGAATAGGGCCAGGACAATCGGGGCGCATGCTTATGCTATGGATGCGTACCTAAAATTTGGCAAACGTTCCAAGAGCGAAGCTAACGTGATTGTGACACGCAAGTACATTGCTAAACTGCTGGAAGATAACAAAGACCTGAGGTTGAGAGACAAAGTGGAATTGATGGACATGGCTGTGTTCCTGAGTTTCGTACCAACAGTAACATCATTGGAATGCGAAAAGATGGAGCGCACATTGGCGTATTCCCAACGGGTGGTTGGGGATATGGTTGATAAATAGGGGTGCCTATACGAGGGCTGTGGGGTGGACGGAAAACAGACGACCATAAGTATCCATCCCAGTTTGACAGTCGAGCGGCGTAAGGACCTCTCATGCTTCATAAAATATCGTAAGTTCGTTAGGTTGTCCGGATTAAGTCCTCCGGTGGAAATACAACCTTTTAACAATTGTATTGACTCTTTGGAAAGGGCGGTGAATGAACGCGTCTTCTTTGTTAAAAATAGAGAAGGCGTGTTTGTGGAGCCGCCAAAACCAGAGGGGCAGCATTTCTCTGATACTCTTTCCAGTATTAGAGATCGTTTGTTATATCGTGTGCACTCGACCTTCCCGTTGACTCGACAAGAATTTGTTGACACATTCCGGGGACGCAAGCACACAATATACCAGGCGGCTCACGACACACTGCTGCAACACAGTGTGAATATAGTTGAGGATTCTGCAATTAAAGTGTTCGTAAAATGTGAGAAAACTGACTTTACTACTAAGAGTGATCCAGTTCCCCGTGTTATTTCCCCCCGATCAACTCGTTATAATATTGAGGTCGGGCGTTTCCTTCGGAAAATAGAGAAAAAGATCTACAGGAAAATTGGAAAATTGTACGGACATACCACGGTTATCAAAGGGGTAGATGCGGTTAAATCAGCGCAGCTACTTCATGAAAAATGGGGTATGTTCTCACGCCCGGTCGCAATAGGGCTGGATGCGAGCAGGTTTGACCAACATGTGTCACGCAAAACATTGGAATTTGAACATAGTATTTATCTCGGATTTTTTAAAGGTAAACAACGTCATAAGCTTGGTGAGTTATTGGACCAACAATTGAGGAATAACTGCAGAGGGTATTGTCCCGATGGCAAGCTTAAATATGTCACTGATGGTGGCAGGATGAGTGGAGATATGAATACNAGTCTTGGNAATTGTTTAATCATGAGCTGTATGATTAAAGCTTACCTGGAGCACAAACAAATAGATGGCCAACTCGCCAATAATGGCGATGACTGTGTAGTGTTTATGCAAAAAGGTAATGAAAACAATTTCCAAGATGGATTGTTCGAATGGTTTGAGCAGATGGGGTTTAATATGACAATGGAGGAACCCGTATATGAATTTGAACACATAGAGTTCTGCCAAACGAAACCAGTGAAATTACCAGAGTCGTGGATTATGTGTAGAAAGCCATCTACTGCGTTAGCGAAAGACGTGGTGTTAATGGAACCTAGACCAAATGTACTGGTCATGAAAGGATGGCTTGACGCTGTTGGTAAGGGTGGTATAGCTTTGACTGGAGGAGTACCTATTTTCCAAGATTTCTACCAATTGTTTATTAGATCTGGCGCGGTCACAGGTAAGAAGACTCAACGGGAGATTCATACCTGGGGGAGGAAGAAGTTGATAGGTGATTTAAAACGCACTTACACAACTATCACTCCCGAGACTCGTGCTAGTTTCTATTATGCTTTTGGGGTTTTACCAGATCACCAAATCGAAATTGAAAAATATTACCATAATATGACTATTGATGCNTGTCGTTATGTTACAGAACTAACGTACAAGCATGACTTACTTTAATAGGGTGCTTCCCTAACTAATGCTTGAGTTTTGTGTGTTTACTCATTGAATTAACATACATGGGGTTGTATGGTTTAAAGTGGCCAAAACGTTTTCTNCCNTNACNTGCAAGGTGAGGGAGATCGGAGGGTTCTTCCGTAGTCGATGTACTGACGTACTCCTAAGAGGCCCTATTTAACTACCTGCGTAACATTTCGCCTTTGGTAGCAATAGGCTCATCTGAATCACCGGTTCTTGTAAGGTGTGATGTAAACATTTACGTGCTAATATAAATGCCGAACGACTGCACGGCCACGCATTAAATTGTCCCATATAATGTACAGTCTCTGTTATAGTTGGCAGGGATCCCATATACAACTAATATATATATAATGTCTAAAATAGTAAAATACGTTGCTAAAAAGTCTAGTAAGGCTAATAAGTCTGTCCAGCGCATATCGAATGCTGTTAATAAACTCGACAAAATTGCTAATGGATATCTACTGAATAATCCTATAGCCGGGCAGGTGGTGCCTTATTTAAATGCGGGTGCCTCTGTTCTTAGCGCCTTTGATAGCCTTATGAACGACTTCAGTGGTCCATCCGGTCACCCACAAGCTGAAAATGCTAGTGTGGCTGGAGTCGCCAATGGAATGGTCATTCGCAGGCGCTCTCCACGCATCTCCGGATCTCAGGGCACTGTGAAGATCTGCCATAAAGAGTTAATTGGCGAGGTGAATATGAATTCGGGTGTGAGCACTTCACCTACTAATACCACTGGTCAGTCATTTTTGAGAGTGAATGCGGTTAATCAGAGCTTGTTTCCCTGGTTGTCAAAGATAGCAGAGAATTATGACTACTTTAATTTTCACCGCGTCTCATTGGTGTATGTACCATTGTGTGCTACTTCACAAACAGGCCGCGTCATGATTGGATACGACCCTGACGGGTCAGATCCAATTCCGCTTGACCGACAGGGGTTGAGCTCATATCGCTGTTCTGCTGATAGTTCTGCTTGGGGTGTTGTGAAGCTGGATTTGGATCTTCCACATCTCACCAAATGGTACAATACCAATAGCACCAATAGTAACACTGCCAATGGTTTGGCTGATCAAGGTCAAGCTTTCTATGCGACTTGGGCTGGCACCACAGCCACAGTTGGTGAGATGTATGTCGTGTATGAGGTATCCCTTAAGGACCCACAACCGTCAAATAGCCAACTTGCTCAATCTTATGGCAATGGGTCCACTGTGGTACAGAATTTTCAGACAAATGATCCGGCTTATGTTAATTCCACGTCGAGTAGCATATCCGTCATTTTTGAAGCGACTGGTACCTACATGATTACAATATTCGGAGCAGCGACTGCCACATCTGCCCCTACAAATTCTGGCTCTACCTCATCACTTGGGTATAACTCTTGCTTTGGCAGTGGTGTTGGTATGTTAACTTACTTTGTAAATGTGACCAATATTGGTTATACTGCTACACCGGGTGTGGTTACATCGCCTGCAACAGTGCAATTCGGTATGGCTGGTTTGGGCCACTGGACGTGTTATGTCACTAGAGCACCCCCCGTATTACCGC